AACCTACATTAGTAATAAAATCCATAGATTTTTGTGGAGCTTCCATTAAATATTTTAATTGTTGATTTTCAGTATAGCAAGTAGGATCAACACACGTATTATTTTGTATAGCTGTTTTTAATTTAGCGTATACTTTGCCTGTGCCTTCATAAGCATTATCTAATATTTTAAAATTATAATCAGCATGACTAGCAACATATTGCTTATTATAACCAAGTGCATTACTCTTGTTTAATTGCTTTATAAACAGATTGATTTTTATGTTTTTATCTTCCATTATAATTTATTTATTAATCTCCACCCCAGTCAGCACTACCTAACATACTAGCAGCACCACCAATAGCTCCAGTTATTGCGGCGGTTTGATCAGCTCTTGCTTGAGCAGCAGCGCCGCGTAAAGCACCGATTTGATTAGACAATCTATTAAGTTGTTGTATATCTCTAGCTTCTTGTTGTTGAAACACAAATTGAGCACCAGCAACATCTGCTTGTTGTTGTCTTCTAGCTTCAGCCATTTGTTGTTGTTGTAATTGAGCCTCACCTGCCAGTCTTTGCTTTTCATTAGCAACTTCTTGTTGTTCTATATTAGCAGCAATATCTTTTTTACTTTGTAAAGCAGCTTGAGCTAATGCAGTTGCACCACCCGCGCTACCACCAGTAGCTCTAATAGTATCTAGTGTATTTGCTAAAGCAATATCTGTTTGTTCCATTTGCATTTCAGTAGCTTTAGTTGCTACAGATAAATTAGCAAAAGGATTAGATAGCATAGAACTTAAATCCGTTACATTTGCGTAAGGATCTATTATTTCTTGTCTATTAGCCTCCAAATTATTTAATTTAGCTTCTAATGCTCTAGCTTGGTTTTCTCTACGTCTAGCTTCGCGTTTAGCTCTACTAGCGCCAAATATTCCACCTGCGACACTAACCGCGGCTCCTATAATTGCTGCTGCTGGCATTTTGTTAAATTTTTATTATTAATATCCATTACTTGAATCAAATTTTGCTCCTACTGAAAATAATATTTTTGCGCCACCTGGATTTGTTAATGTATCTGTCGCGAATGTAGCAGTTGTATAATAACCTTTTATACCACTTATTGCATCTCCAAATATTATTTCTCCATTTGTTGGAGTTGAATTATTTATTACATTTGCCACGTAGGCATTTTCTTTTCTATTAAATCCTGCGTAATACCTTGGTACCGGTGGATTAGCTGTGCCAAAACCATTTGGTGGAGCTAATGCGTAATTAGCTCTAGTTATAGCGTTTCCGTTAGTATCAAAAGCGTATTCACCTCCATAATAACTAGGTATAGAAGTAACTATATCATTATTATTTTGATAATTTCCAGTTGCTGGATTTATATCTTCACCTGTCGCTGTTGAAACTAATGATTTTAATTCCCAACCATTACTACCTTCATAGTTAATTGTACTAAAGATTTTAGGTCTAACTGGCTCGGGATTAAATATTACAGTTATAGCACTTTGATAATCTGTTCCATAAAATCTTCCTCTTGGAACTGTTTGATCATAATGTATATATAATCCCTGACTATTTGTGCTATAAAAATTATTTCTTATACTAAATATTTGATCAGGTCTATAATCAAACAAACTAGTCCAACCTTGTACACCTTCATCATAAGCAACAGTGTTGTAAACTGGAGAAGACTTATATAGATCACTTTGTTGTGTAGATATTACATATTGATCATTATATATATCCCAACCACCTATAGCAAAACCTGTACTTCCTCCAGCATCTAAATTATTTAATTCATCTCTAAAAAAGTCTCTCATGCCTAGTTGAGATATTTCTACAATACTAGAACCTCTAAGAGATAAAACCACATTATTGTTTTTGTCTGTAAAGTATTTATTATTTCCATATACAGCAAAACTTTCTGGATTTTTACTAATACCATATTTACCTGGTATTGGCTGTATAACACCTATTACTAAGTTACTAGATGTCACAGCTCCACCACCTTCTGCTGAATATATAGCATCTTTATCAATTAAAGCTCTACTAACTTTGCTTTCTTGAAATACAAATAAATTAGTATCTTCTGCATATAATTTTTGTACGCTTCCATTTGCGGGATCTGCAGCTTTTTCAATATCATCCGCCGTTGAAAATACATTTGTTTCGTTTATACCGGTTCTAGAGTTAAATATACCTGAATATATTAATGCATTAAATCTAGTATATGCTGATGGTTCAGCTTCTACTAAATAAGCTTTCGCGCCATAATCTACAGATGTATTATTAAAACCACCTCTTATTCTTGATTCTTCAACAATGTAATCTTCAGCTTCTCCAACAGAATTATCTTGAGGATAACTACCATTAGCGCTAGCTGGTATGCCATATGAACCATTCCAAATAGGATCATTACCAACGCTAACCTTCTTTAGTATAAAAGAGTTAAAATATTTTATTTCAATAGTTGCGCCCATATTTTATGATTACATGTTTTATATTATTTCTACTGCATAAGCAGATATGTCTTCAGCTACAAATGCTCCAAGACCAGTTCCAGCACCACAATCATTACCTGAAAAAGGTGCTTGTGCTAAATACAATGCTTCAGCAGCTGTAAAACTAGTTGCTGAAAAATATAATGCATCACCTGATCCTCCACCACTAGCTGGATTAGCATTTGTTTTGTTTATTGTTAGTGTAGCATTATCACCAGTGGTTCCGTTTGCTAATTGCAAAGTAGCATCATCTGGATTTGTACAAGGAATTGCTCCATAATAATAATATCCATTTTCAGAAGCTACAGGTGATCCTGATATTCTAAATCTTACAACTGATTGTTCGTTACAATTATCTGGGCTTACACACGTATATAATGTTTTTTCATAATTACTTACGTAAACAGCTCTATTTAATTTAACTTGGTAAACACTTTCTATTGCTTCACCAGTATCTGCAAATTCTAGTGTTAAATTATAATCAGCAACAGCTATTGTAGGACTTGCTATAAATATTTTAGTCTGAATTTGATTAGAAACTACGTTATTTGTTAAAGTAAAATAATCACTTATATTTTCATCTTGACCTATAGGGTTTCCATTTTTAGTTAATTCAGTTATACTAACACTATAATCTTGAGTTCTTAAAGTAAGATTAGCCGCACCATTGTGAGAGTTTATAGTAGTTAACGCGCTAGTGTTAGTTCTATCTGTATACACCGGAGTAGTACCAGGTGTTATATTAGGTGCAACATTTATAGGACCAAAATTATTTCTTGTAACAGTAACTACAGATGCTACACTATTAATTGTTGTTTCTATTAGTAATTCAAAAGTAAATAATCTAGCAGCGGAATTATTACCAAAAAACACATTATTAAAGTAATCTCCAGTTGTTTCTATATTAAAACCATTTATACCAACACCTCCAGGTTGTGTTAAAGTAAAATAATCACTTACATCATTTCCTGGATTGTTTGCGTCTACAATACTTGTTAAAGTTACATCTAATTGAGTTACTCCTCCTGACCCAACATTAGGTATGTTTACTCCAAATTGATTTACAACGTTAAAGTCTGAAGCTAATATATCAGCACCAGAAGCAATAGCCTCTGTCCAACCACTAGTGTCAAAACTATCTATATCAGCACCACCATCACTTTCTGATAGTATTAAATAATTTAAATCTGATATTAAACCTGCAGTTGCAGTTTCCCAATATATATCTAAATTAGAAACTACTGGAGAAGTTTCATATACAGCTAAATATTCTAATCCTGGTATAACCTCACTACCTTGATTAGGAGAGGGAAAACCAGATACTAAAGAAATATTAGTATTGTTTGCTACAGTAACAGGATTACTAAGTTGAATAGTGTAAATTGAAGGATTACTTCCTGATGGCCCAGAAACACTTGTTACATATGTTTTTTCAGGTATTCCATCTCCAAAAACAACCATATCAACTACAATAGCTCCAGTATAACTAGCTACGCTAATATTTGTGTTTGCGTCATAATTGTCTCCTGTCACTATATAGGCACTTACTGTCGTATAATTAGTTATAGACAATTGACCTATTTTGTTTTCTGTACTTATTCTAGCAATTAACGGATTTGATTCAAACAGATAAAACTGTGGAAAATCATTTGGTTGCGGTGGATTTAAAGGGTTGTAATCAAATAAATCAACCATTGTAGAAATAGTAGAAACAGTATCACCTGTTCTTTCTGGATAATATTGTGTATTTGACTGACCAATATTAGTAGCTATTTTATTTGAATTATAATTTATTAATGTAGAAGTATTTTCTACTCTTCCAAACAATCTGACAGAACTTCTATATTGTTTTTGGTCAGGTCCAACTTCTGTTAAATCTCTAGGTACCTTGTTTATATTATCATTTATTAAAACAGCATGTGCAGTACTATTAATTTCTTTAGTTGTAAAATTAGGATATGCAGCCATAATACCTGGTAAATATACGTTATAATATTCTTGTTCTGTTTGTTTAACTACAATTTTATAACTATACCAACCAAGTGGATTATAATCCGGACTTGTTGTATCACCGTTATAAAGACCTGGCCAACCAGTTTGTGGATTAGGTTGTGCTGGTGATATAGGATTGTTAAAGAACATTTTTAATGAATCACCTGGAAAAGTCTTTTGTGTAACATTATCTTCTATGTATCCAGCATAAACAGTATCTCCAATAAATGTAGATGAACCAACTGTTACCGTGTCATTATTATTTGATAATATAACAGATGATTGTCTACCAAATCTATCAGAAAATACAACACCTACTTGATAATTTCTATTTTGTTTTACAGAACTATTAGGATATTCAACTAAACCAGTAGTATCTGTATCAATACCAAGATCTTGGAACGTCAATGTTTCACCTGTGTTTAATCTAGTTACTGTTCTGTCTAATTGTATGTTAGGTGCAGAGTAACTAGTTACAATACCTATTAAAAAACCATTAGCGTCCCCAGCATTCGCGCTATTTTTCCAACCATAAACAGCGTCACCAACAGTTATTGTTCCACTTGTTATAGTAACAGGTATATTTGTTCCTGCAGTTATATTTAGAGCGCCTGCGTTAACTGTAGCTTTACCGTTAATTACTTGAAAAGCAGATTTATCACTAACCTGCACATTATAGTCTAATGATTCTGGTGGTGTATGTTTGTTTTGAAAATTACCATATATAATTCTATTTCCTGATATTTCTTGAGCAAAAGCTTTTACTGGAACTTTATCAAATACTCTTAATAATTCACTATCTGGTAGTGTTTTAAAAGGTTTTGTAGAGTTATAAGTATATTCATATGCAGAAGGATTCGTGGCAAATATGTATTGATTAGATGTAAATGTACCTGTTTGGTTAGTATCAACAACTAAAACACCTGTAGATGAATTATATGAAACAACTTTAGTGCCAGCAATAACATTTCTTCCATAAACTGGATCACCAGCTTTAAACTCACCTACTGAATTAATTAATACTAAAGTAGTTGGATTAGTTAAAGAGCTGAATTGACCTCTACCGCCAGAATTATATATATCATTAATTGGTATTGTGTCAACTACTCTAACAGCTAAACCATCAGATTCTTTATATAATATTTCTAATTCTTTTATTTTAAGATTATCTTGTAAACTAAATTTTGTATAAGGAAGTGGAAATATTAATTTTATTTCATCTACTTTATTTTCTACAAAATCAACAATAGTACTTCTATATGCTGCTGCTTGATCATCTTTATCTATACTCGGAGATTCTTGTTGTGTATACATAAAATACCCATCTTGTTTAGGTATAAATGCAACTTGAGTAAAAGGAGCAAATATAGAGTATTCATTATCATCAAATCTCCATCTGTAACTAAATCTTACAAATCTATCTTCTAAATAAGCTGGATCACCTGGAAATTTACCATTATAATAAGGATTAGCATCGATTACTATTTCTGCACCAGCTGGAGTGCTAGGTGCCCCAGAACATACTATAGTAGGTGGAGTATATGAATTTACTGTTACTCCAGTGTCTACGATATTAGTAGTACCAGAAGCTATATAACCAACGCTTTGTCCAAGAACTGGATTAACACCTTTAGCCGTTGCAGTTGTAATCGTAATATTTGATCCAACAGATGCGCCGGGTGCTGTAGCTGTAAAACCAACAGGAGTTGTCTTGCTAGTAACATCTTTCATCGTGGTTTCATAAGGAACACTTCCACCTAAATCACTTTCTTGCCAAAGTTGTATTGGTTGATATGGATTATATTTTGCTACAGATATTTGATCTTCTGTTTGATAATATCTATTATTAGCAACAGCTCTTTCAATATTTATTTTTCTAGGTTGATTGCGATTATCTGTCCAAAACAACAAATTTTCTACAATATTAATACCATATATAGGAAATAATTGTGAAAAATTTAAAAACGCACCTGCAAATATCAAATTAACAAAAGTATCTGTTAACGTATTATATTGATAAATTTTATGATTAGAACCAGTACCTGATTGAACATAATCTGCTGTAGCATTGTCTGTTACAAATAAATATATAAAATTATTAGTATCATCAGTTACATAACCAATGCACTTGCTATTAGCTGGAAATGTTAAACTAGTTAGTTTATTACCTAAAACATTTTCTAATTCACCTACATCTGGTCCTTCTGATTTACTTACTTGTACATTTCTGGCATCTCTATATTCTCCGTTTGGTATTAAACGAGCGTCTAGGTCTTTATTTAATTTACCTTTAACAAAGGTGTTAACAACTTTTGCCATTAAATTTTAGTGTTTTATCCATTTAGATTTACCACGCATAATTTGTGTAAACTCTGGTAATTTAATATTAGATAATCTTATTTTAGCATTACGTAAAGCAGCGTATCTATCTTTTTTATATCTTTGTACAACATATTCTGGTTGATTCGCTCTTGTTGATACTATGTTATATAATATACTTTTATACATAGCATCTTCAGCCATTTTAGGAACTTTAGTATCTAGGTCATAAGCAAGTCCATCAGAAATATATTCTAATACAACTAATTTATCTAATAAATTACTAGAAAAAGTAAACTTACCTTCTCTTTCATCAACGCCAAACCAACCATTTGCTTGTGATAATTTAGGATCAAGACCATATAATCTACCCCAGTTCCATGGTCCATTTAAACTCCATAAATCTGGATTAGCATAGCCATAGTAATCAAAATCACGATACCATTCACCATTTAATAATTTAGTGTTAGCTTCTTTCCATCTAGCTTCTGTTATAGAAGTACCTTCTATATTTTCACCAAAATTATCTTGTGTTGGAACAGCTTGTTCGTCTTGTATAAAAGTATAATATGGATCTGTAGTTAAATTATTAGCTGGATATATAGGTCTTTTTACGCCTAATTGATCTATATAACAAAAGCTAACATAGTTTACATAATCTTGTGGTATTATTAAAGATAATGTTGAAGGTACAGTTAATTCAGATGATTTAATACTTTTTAATGTATCATAACTAAATTCTTGCAAACTTCTTTTTGCAAAGAAAACAACATCAGATTTTTTACATGTTTGTATAACTTTACCATCTCCAACATAACCAACCATAAAGTTGTTTACAATATCATTAAGTTTTACGTATTCATATCCACCGTAATTATTTTCTACAACTTCACCATAAGCATCATTGTTTCCATACTTACCACCATCTAGTTTTTTAAGCTGTACAACCACAAAAGTTCCATCAGCCGGAGGAGCCGCGAAAGTAATAGTGTTATTTATAACTGTATATTGTAGTATATATTCTGTAAAAGTACCTGGAAAACCCGTAGCGCTTGTATATAATTTAAAATTATTTAAAGCGTATAATTCATTATTAGGATCCCAAGCACTAGTACCCCCAAAAACTAAATCTGTGTCAAAAGTAGTTGTTACAGTTTCAGGTAGTCTAAAGCCTTGCGCGCCTTGATAATATTGTGCGTTTGTTTCTGTTATTTTTGACATTATGATTTTTCGTTTTGTTCAACTTTAGCAGCGTCTTGCATAGCTGTTTGAATTATTTCTTGATCTCTAATTATAACACCAGCGTATTTTAATATATTAGTAATAATGTTGGTTTGCTCAGATATATCTAATTGAAAATCTACAGAAGTTGTATTATTGTATAAATACTGACCTAATGAACCAATAGTAAAAGCCCAGTTAGGTGCTGTTGGATTTACTATACAGTTAGCAATTACTGAATCTGGTTTTGGTAATATTTTCATAAAAACCTGACGTGTAGTTGATGGAGCAATTGCTACATTAGTTATATATGCTAAAGGATATTGAGCTGTAGGTTCAGTTAGTTTTGATCTAGTAATTTCATTATAATCACTTCTACTACTAACTTGTGTTATAGAATCGTAACGAGGACCGTTACTTTGTGGGTTGGTTGTATTATAAGTAGATATAACTTCACCTATATTATATAAAGGTCTTGAACCTGCATATATCCAACCATCATTAGCGACGTTATAAGTAAAGCTTGCTTCTTCTTCAAAAGGATACAGTTTATAAGCATTGTTTTTAAACATATTAAAAAACTCTGTATCATTTTGGATATTTTGTTGATTAGGACGGTTTAATTGATTGCCATCAGGAAAATATGATTCAAATATTTCTTCTTGTACTTGTGTAGCTAGACTATTAAACTCAGCAGGAGTTATATAGCCTCTTTGTTCTTTGTTTAATATGTACAAGACTGTAGTGTATACTGTATTTATATTTACCGCCATTATATTTATTTATTATAATACAGAGGCAGCAAGCGCTGCCCCTATATTATTATCACTTGTTAATTTAGTTTTTTATCTATAGATTTATAGATTTCAACACCTTCATCAGTTTTCAAGAAAGATGCAAATGCCGAGTATGGATTTTCATCAAACGGTACATTCATCAACTTTCTATTATTTGAACCCCAATAAAATGTTCTTTGGTCTTGCGACAATGTTATAACACCAGCTTCTTCAGCTCTAATAGCTAAGTTTCTAAGCATTACATTTTCATCTCTAGCTAATTCAATAAATAACTTTGGATTTCTTTTAGCAAATAAAAGTAAATCTCTTTTTATTTCTTTAGAACTCATTAGACCAACTTTAGATCCTAGTTCAACCCTCATTATTGCTTCTGCTTGATCAATATCAATTGTTCTAGCAGCATTTAAAGCATCGATTTCCCATTCAATAGTTTCAAGTTCATCTTCTGCATTTTGAACTGGTTTAAATTCAGTATACATTTTATCTTTTAAAGGGTGATATAGACTTAATAGTTTTTGTAAAGCAATATTTTTTGCTGGTACATCAAGTCTACCATCTCTAAAAATAATATGCCCAAGAGTTGCTTCTCCTTTTTGCTCATCTGCAAGTGGTGAAGACATATTGGTAGCATATCTTATTTCTCTTTGTTTCTGTGTTTTTGGATCAAACCATAATAAAGCATGTTTTCTTGTATGCTTACCTGGTATTGTCAATGTTAAAGGTGTTTTATTTCCTTTTAATAGATATGTTCTATCTTTTACTTCCCATTCAGGTTTTACAACCTTAGGTGTTTCTTTTTTAGGTTCTGCAACAGCCACTGGCTCTTCTACAACCTTTTCTTCTTTTTTCTTTTTTGTCATGATATAATAAAATTAAATAAGTTAAAGGTATATGGGCGCCGAAGCGCCCTTACCTTATAAAAAATTACACTCCTTTGAATAATACAAAGTTGTTAGCAGCTTGTGTTACTAAACATCTTTCTGATAGGAAGTTGATTTCCATAGCATCAAGAGTTGAAGTAAATGCACCACCTGCAGAACCAGTCACCCAAGACTTCATTCTTCTATCGTCAGCTTGAGAAGCTCTATATCTAACGTGTAAGAAAGGTCTTCTGATGTTAGTTCCTAAAACTTGATCATAAACTGTAGAAGTTCCAGCTGGTACTAATACACCTTCGATTGAGTTAATACCTGTAACAGCACCTCTTGTAGAAGCATCATTTAAGTATTTCCAATCAGTTTTGTAAAAGTCATAAGAACCTCTTCTAAATCCTGAGAATCCTAGGTTAAGTGCCATTTCTTCTGAATTTTCAAATAATCCATAAGCAACACCACCTTGTCCACCAGCAGAAATGCTAGCTAACATGTCATCAAAATCTAGAGCAGTTTGTCTTTGTAAGAAAAGCATGTTTTCTTCGATAGCTCCTTGAGTATCTAGGTTTTTAAGAATCTCATCAAAATCAGAAATACCAGTTGCAGCAGTAAATCCTACTTCAACATTACCTCTTCCTTCGATAGCAGCAAATAAACCTTCAGTACCTGGTAACTTGTCGATTTGATAATCACCAGCACCTGCAGCAACGTTTAATTCACCTTCAACACATACCATTTCTAGGTAGTCTTCGAATCTTAATCTAGTTTCAGACTCAGCTTTTAAATACCATAAGTATCCAGAAGCACCATCTTCAGTAGCAACTTCAACCCAACCGATTTGTGCCATATCAGAACCATTTACTACGTATTGGTTTCTAATAATAACTGGTGAGTTAGCATATTGCGTGAAAGAAGGATCAACAGAAACTCTTACTGAATCAGCAAGTGTTCCAGCAGTAGATCTTCCTTTGCTGTATGCAGAACCGTAAACAAATACTTTAAGACTTCCAGAATTAAAGTTGTTTGCAGCAGTATACTGAACACCGTCCCATGCTTGTACTGTAATGTTACCAACACCAGGTCCACCAGCTGTTACAGCAGTAACAATTGCTTTTCCTGAAGCACCAGTACCTGTATCTAATACAACTACAGTGTCATTTACAGAAATAACCATGTTCTGACCAGCTGTAGCACTTAATGTTAAAATAGTACCACCACCGTTAGCAGTCATGTTGTCATATGAAATATGTAATCTATTTTGCTCAGACCAGATTACTTGGTCAGAGGTCATTGGCATTTCTGCACCGACCATTCTTAAAAATCCAGATAACGTTCTGTTTCCATAACGCTCTACTTCAGCTTCGTAGACCTCTGGTAAATACTGTTGGATAAAATCATTAGCACCTCCAGTGTTGAACTTTAAATAATTGCTATTTAAAAGCTCTTGCTTCTGAGATGGTAATATTGTTCCAAACTGTGGAGTTAATGTACCCATAATTAATAAATTTTAAATTAGTTAAACTTTCTTGTTTTTATTTTAAGTTTTGTAGAGTCCGCACCACTAATCGATTTTACTTTCATTCCACCGATGAAAACTTCACCTGTATTACCTTGTCTAGCTTTTACATCAGAAAGGTTTTTAGATTTGTTAACTACATCCTTAACGGCATCGGCTTTGCCTTGTTCGTAAAAATGAGTAGCGATTTTATCTACGTTTTCAGCAGCATACATTGCTTTATGATAACCAGCCGGGTCTACTACATTACCATCTGCATCTAGGAACTTCCCTATCAGATTGTTAATGTTTGATTGGTTTTCTGCAACCACATCACGATTCTGTATGTTATACTTGTACTTTTTGCCTCCAACTTCAAAATCAAAACCTTTGAATTGATCGCTGAAAAGCTGTTTAGTACTTTGTTTAAACTGTGTGTGTAGTTGCTCAGCCTGTTCTTGCTGTTTATTGTAACGATTAAAAAAGTCCATTGCTTTTTGTTGCTCTTGAGTTACACCAGGACGTAGTTTAATTTCGTCATAGTATTTATCTTTCAAGTTATCTAGATACGTTCTAGCTTTAGCAACTTCTTCTTTAAATGCTAACTTTTTCTTTCGTATATCTCTTTCCTCATCAACATCTGTATCCCATGTAAAATCTTCTAAAATAAGATCTACATCTTCAGCGTCTAAATGAGGTTTATTTTTTTTGTAATATTCTTTTAACAATGCTTTTTCATCAATGTTACTGTAATCAGCGTTTAATCTAACGTAATCTTCTACAGTACCACCTGTTTCTTTCATAAAGCTAACAAGTTTTTCTACATTTTCAGGTAAATCTACAGTTGGTTGTTCAACTGGTTTAACCTCTGGTTGCTTTACTTCTTGTTTAACTTCATCTTCTTCAGTTACTTCTTTGATCGGAGAAAACCCTTCAGCAGTCTCGTTGGACTCTTGTACAGGTTCTCCCACCTCTGTGCTATCTCCGGATGGTTTTTCCACAGATACCTCCTCTGTTTCTCCGATTTGAATGGCATCGTCTTCTTTTTTAATTTCTTCGTTTTTAATTTCTACCTTTTTAACATCAGGTTCAACTTCTACTAAAGGTTCTTTAATATTCACCTTTTGTATTTCTTGTTCTTTATTACCTAATTGTTTTGGTTTTCTAGGTTTTGATTTACCTTTTAAAGTAAACTCACCTTCTTGCTTCACCTCTACGGCTGCTTTTGTGTTTGACATAATATAATATAATTAAATAGTTAATACTATATAGAAGGATTCATAATTGAACTAGATTGTGCTTCAAAGTCTATTGCTGGACCATCTACATTTCTTTGTTCAATCATTTGACTCTGCTGAGTACCTTCCATTTTTATTCTTTTATCTTTACGATTTTCTTTTAATTGCTCTTTTGCTTGTTGATTTGAAACTTCTAGTTGTTTAAGTTCCATATCGTTTTTATGTTGCTGCATTATTTTTTGTTGATCTAATTGTGCTTGCAACTGCATACGATCTTTTTCAAACTCACTCTTAGCTTTTTCATATTCTACATTAGCACCAGATATAGCTTGTTGTTTTTGTACTTCTGCCATAGCTGTTTTTTCTGCTGCTTGAGCTTGAGCTTCTGCTTGAGCTTGAATATTTGCTTGTTGTGCTAGTTGATCCTGTTTAGCTTTTTCTTTACGTTTTACTTTTAACATTTGATTAGCTAATTTAAGATTTTTAATTTGTCTTAAATCAATAGCATCTTCAACATCAATGTTTTTAGCTTGTAAAGCTATTTGTATATTAGCTTCTAATTGTTGTTTTTCTTCTTCATCTGGTTCTAATTCTAAGAAAATACCAAAGTCATGTAAATTAAGATTAACAACTTCATCCAACGTTTTAATGTTATAAGTTGATATAGAGTTCTGTAACGATGCTCTAGTCAATGGAAACTCTAAAGCATCAGCTACTTTTAAGCTAATATTTTCTGCTAATTTAAGCGTTAAAAATAAGCTAGATTGTACAATATGTCTAGTTGCTACATTTGATGCGTTAGCGGCTAGTTTCTGCAGTCCTACAAGCGTGTTACGGTCTGGTAAACTACCATCTCTAGCTTCATTTAGTCCCGTCACATCTCTTATCATCTGTAAATAGTATTGATAAGTCTGTATAAGACTTTGTATCTTACCTGCACCTGTACCAGAATTAAGTTCTTGTATTGGAACTTTACCTGGATTCATATCACCTTCTTGCGTCAATGATCTACCAACAATACTACCAGTTTGGAAATACATATTTAATGCTTCTGCTGGATTATAATTAGTACCATTACCTAAATCAACTTCAGCAAGTCCGTCCATATCTAAGTAAACACCATCTGGTACCATGCGAGATATAACTTGTTGTAGTTTTAAATGTGTAATTTGAACCATATCAGCAAAACCAGTACATTTACTAACTAATGATTCTATTCTACCTTTATAAATTCTAGGTGCACATATAGCATAATTCATTTTAACCTTAGTAGTATCAGCATAAGGTCTTGACATATTTTCAGCAAGTTCCCATTTAAGCATTGTATCAGTACCTAAAACTTTAGCACCACTGTATAATACTTCAATGGATCTTGAAACTCTTTCAAACATATCATTTTCTGGTGGATTAAATGTATCTGGCTTTTCAATAGCTTTCATTAATCCTTGATCTGTTTGTTTTATTTTAAATACTTGATTATGATATGTTTTATAATCAAAGTATAAAACTTGTACTGTATTTTCATCATAATCACCCCAGCCAGTAATATAAGATTTATTACCTGGCATTGCTTGTATTCTTTTTAATTCTTCTTCAGATATATCAGGAAACTCTTTTTTAAGTTCTGGTATTGTTATAGCTTTTAATTCACCTACATAATATATATCTTCAAAATTTGGATCTTCTGTGTAAGAATATATCATATATGCTGGATCAACATAATCAACAGTAATACCTTCAGCTGTATTAAAACTAGTTTTAGCCGCTGCAATACCGCAAACAGCTAAATCCATATTTAATCTACGTCTAATTAAATCATATTTATTCTGAGCAAGTACACTAGATATAGCTTCTTCTTCTGCTATTTCTACACTTTGCTTATATGATAATTGCATGTGAAGTTCTAACTCTTCTGTTGTTTCTGGTATTATATCTGTATTAGGTGTTTGATATAAATCAATGCCTAAAGTATTTTTTAAGTTATCTAAATATTCTTTAGATAGCATGTCTTCATATATCTTAGAAGCATAGCTAGTTCTTTTCTTTATTGACTCAGGATCTTGAGCATAAGCTTTTATATCATAAGTTTTTGATGATATACCATTTACTACTATATCTACAAACTTAGATAATATAGGTACTGGTTTCCAGTCTAAATTTAAATATGATAAATCACCGTTAATAGCTAACTCATCTTTGTATTTTTGTATTGACTGCTCACCTCTAGCATATGATCTTAACATATGGAAATTATTCCAGTTAGTTAAGTATCTATTACCACTAGTCCTTCCTTGCGAAAACCACTCTTGCTCTATAGCTTGAGCAACCTGTGTTCCATACTCAATACTAGCTTTTTCTACGTCACTTACTACTTGACTTGGAAAAGGACTATTAGTGTTAGTATATATATTCATTTAACTTATAATTTTTGATGTCGATCCTTTATTATTATATTTTTTAATACCTAAATCAACAGGTTGTAATTCTCTTTTTGTTGTTGGTGTATATCTGTGTTTGTTACACGCCATAAGAGCTAAACCTGAGCTGATCGAAGCATCATGAGTTGTTCTATTATTTATATTAAATTTAGCCCAGTCTTCTAACGTTCTTTGAAAATACATATCTCCATATCCTGTTTCTTTTAATCCTACAAAACTTTCAACATACGTTTCAATTGCTGCAGCGTGAGCTTGCTTTATATCTTCACTAGAATTAGGTATGCCACCTATTTCTCTTTCTGTTACAGATAATTTATTTCTTGCTTTATCAGGTCTGTTCATTGCAAAGCCTCTATAACCTCTACGTTTAAAATAGTAAAGTAATCTTGGTTTATTGTTCTCTGCGAGTATTGGCATACCATAAAATACACACGCCATTAACACATCTTCAAAAAATATTTCAGCAGTTTGAGGTCTCGCTATATATTCTAAGAAAAAATGATTTGGAGGTGCATTTTCCATACTAAACTTTGTAAGCCCATGCAGTGAACCATTTGAACCTCTTTTATCTACTGTTCCTGATATATCATATGGGTCACAACCAAATGCTCCCATATGTTCATTACCTGGGTAATTTATACCGTTTTTAATATATCTTCTGTTTTGTATATTAATATCTGGTATCCAAGTAATTAAAAATCTTCCTTGTTTATTTGGTACAAATATAACTCTAGTGTCTTGATCTCCATTTT